ATCTTTTACTCCTAAAATTATTAATTATTAAGTTTCTAAACAAGTCACGAATGACTATTTTATAAAATTTAAGTGTTTTATGCATAGTTTCAATCCTTTTTATAGTTTATAGTTAAATTTTGCCAATAAAATTTTGTTATTAACATTTCAATTTTAAGCTTATTAGTGTTATTAACTTTAAAGCCAAAATCAAACGTTGTAATGTTGTCTATTGTATTAATAGTATTTTTATTACATATAGCGTTAACAAGCGCAGTATATTGAGTAAATTCATTGCATAATAAATCATTTAAATGAGATTTTAATTGTTTATTACTTTTATAGTTTTTAATTATATTAATCATGTTGTGCCCTTTTTTAAAATGTGTTATTTATTGTTGTGCAGAAATATTATTATTATTTTCGTTATTTATATTTATATAAACATGAGTTAAAAAGCTACCGTCTTTGTTTATAACTTTTATTTTATTTTCAAATTTAGCTAATTGTAATATTTTACTTTTTAAATTTTTAAAAATCTCTAAATTATTACAAGTAATTATTATTCTAGCACCTTCAGTAAAAATAATGGTTACTTTTTTACGTTTTATTCCGTGTTTTTCTGCTAAATATTTTACTTTTTGTCTAAATTCTCTTATGTCCATTTTTTTTACCTTTTAAAAAAATTAATTATTATTTACTTAACTCTACAATTGCTTCATATTTATTGAATGCATTCCCACAAAAAGTCGCATCTAATTTCCATCCTAAATTTTCCATTTTAACAATGTACTTATTAACTTTAATCATTACTCGCTCATGCGCTGACAATTTGAAGTTACAAAATCCATCATTAGCAACTGTTAATCTTTTAGTTATTGTTCTCATTTTTCTTACCTTTTTAAATTTGTTTGTTTTTTTATCTAAGTAAGGTATTATAACATAACACTTAGTAATGTATATAGGTATTTAGCATTATTTATGCAGATATATCGTAAGTTACTGATTTCATTGATAACTATTTTTAAAATAAATTGAAATAAATTGAAATATTTATTATATTATATAAGTTTGTCGATAATCACAACAATGTGAGATATAAATTAATGGCTTAATTAGATAGATAATAGTTAAATATAGTAGATGATACTATTAATAAATAATAATAATACTTGTTTTTTATTTTTGGTTCGTATATCGTGTATAGTATAGCGTCGTTTGTGACAATTATATCTCTTAGGGAGTCCAGATAACTGGATAATAATTTGTCGGGTTGAACTAGCCAACTGTCAATATTATACTACAAATAAAAAAAGGTCAGCAAAATAAATTACTGACCTTTCAGTTCTCAAATAACTAAGCTGGCTAGCTAGACTTTATGAGATAAGTATTATATCACAAATACATTAATAATAACAAAAATATTTGACGATTGATAACAAAAATGGTACAATGATAGCATTAAATAATCTTGTTATCAATGGTAGATAAATGGCTGGTACAAAAAAAATTACAGAAAAACAATGGGTTGAAATAAAACAACTATACGAAATGGGTGTAAAATGTCGAGATATTGCACAAAAATTTAATTACACTGCTGGCAATATTGTTAGAAAAGCTAAACAATTGGGATGGATAAACGGGGCGACTATGCAAGTGGTACAAGCCAAAGCGGATGCAATTAAGGAGATAATCGCAATCGATAACAAATTAAAACAAAGCGGAAAAACTGAAAAAGAGATGGAAATAATTAATAAAAAAGTTATGGATTTAGCTGATTTAAAATATCAAAATCACGTGGTACAGTGTGATACTATTGAGTTAATGAAAAAGATAGTTAAACAATCAAGTAATATTATTAACGATAATCCGAGCGGAATGCATATAAAAAGTCAAACTGATAGCGGAATAACAACGAGTCAAAATCAGATAAAGTTAGCATAAATATCATAGGGGTGGAATAACATCCACATGAAAATTGATATAAAAATACCTAAGCGATTATTGCCAATTTGGAAACCCATGCGGTATAAAATACTATATGGTGGACGTGCTAGTGGTAAAAGTTTAGCAATTGCTTATTTTTTGCTTACTCAAGCAATGCAACGCAAGTGTAAAATACTTTGTACACGTGAGTATCAATCGAGCATCAAAGATTCAACATATGCGGTTTTTAAAGCTCTTATTGACATGCATAATTTATATGATTATTTTACGGTTAAGCATGATAGTATAGTTGGTGCAAATGGTAGTGAGTTTATATTTAAAGGATTATAGTATAGTTGGTGCAAATGGTAGTGAGTTTATATTTAAAGGATTGGCGAGAGATATTTACTCTATCAAGTCTATGTATGATCTAGATTATTGTTTTGTTGAAGAAGCTGAGAACATAGATAAGAATACGTGGAATGTTTTAATACCCACAATGCGCGAAGATGGTAGCGAGATTTTAATTGCGTTTAACCCAAAAGATAAGCAATCAGAAACGTATCAAAGGTTTGTTGATAATACTCCTAAAAATAGTATTAAGATTAAAATTAATTATAACGATATTACTAATTTTTTATCACAAACCATTTTAGATGAGATTGAAGAGTTACGTGTAAATAATTACGCGCTTTATGAACATATATACTTGGGCGAGCCACTAGACATGACAGAAGATGTTATTTTTAAAGGTTGTTTTAAGGTAGAAAATGTTAATATAGAGTATAATCGCGGTAAATGGATTAAAGATAAAGAGTTTTTAACTGTAGAATATGGTATGGATTTTGGTTTTAGTGTCGATCCCGCGGCAATGGTTGAATGTTTTATGCTTGATAAAAATACAATTTATATAGCGAGAGAAATCTACGAGCACAAATTATTACCTTCGGATTATAAAAAAAAGATCGAAAAACATATATCAGAATATAAAACATGGCATTGTGATAATTCACGTCCTGACACAATCGCTGAACTTAATAAATTAGGTGTTAAGTGTATATCAGCTGACAAAGGTAAGGGAAGCGTTGAATCAGGTATACAATGGCTACAAAGTAAACAAATAATAATCAATCCAAGTTGTACGAATACTATCTACGAATTTTATAATTATAGATATAAGACAGATAAAAAAACTGGTAATATAACTACCGATATTATAGACAAAGATAACCACGCAATTGATGCAATTCGTTATGCGTTTTTTAAACAAATTAATGCAACTAAACGCAAAACATTGCGTATAAACCCTAACGCTTTTACTCAATTAGGAATGTAATGACAACTAAAACTAAACTGCACGTTAAACTTAAAAAAGAAAAAACTGGTATTTTATCACCTTTTGCCACAAAAATTATTAATGAATTCCAAAATAAACAAAACCCACCTAATAAATTTAATAATTTTAAAATGCCAGAACAATTCGGCAAGACGCCAACCCTCACTACAGATAGTGGAGCAGTATTTGATAATAATAGTTTGCCTATTAATTCATGTGGGCAAATTAATCAATCAGAGTTAAAATCATTAGTTAATAGCTATTTTATGGGTTACCCTGCATATTCTATTTTGTCACAAAATGGAATTTTACAAAATATAATACAATCTTATGCTCAACAATGCGTGAGAAAATGGGTTGACATAAAAAGCCGTAACAATTCTAAAGATGATAAACACGACAAAATAAACGCTATTCATAAAAGAATGGAAGAGTTAAAAGTAAAAGAGAATTACCGATTAGCCACCGAGATGATGGTAATGTTCGGGGGTTGTAAAATGTATCATAAAATCAAAGGCGATGATTTAGAAGATGAATATTTAACACCACTATATATAAAACAAAAAGTAAAAAAAGGGGATTTATTATATATAAAAGTTGTTGAGCCATTGTATGCAACTCCTTTAAACTTCAATACCACCAACCCACTTTCTGAAAATTTTTACGAACCGCAAGAATGGAATGTTTTAACTACAACATTGCATACAAGCCGTTTATGTCATTTTTCATATAATTATGTTCCAACTTTGTTAAAACCAGTGTATTGGTTTAATGGCATGCCATTGATACAACTTGTATTGTCTTATTTGATCGGCTTTGAAAGCGTTAGAAAAGATATTATAAACGTTGTTAGTAGATATAACATCAATGTATTTAGCACGTCACTAGATGCGTTATTGAATTATGATGGCAATTCTACATTTCAAGATGGTGAGGATTGCTACTCAAGACTTAAATTAGCCCAAGCTATTATGTCTAACTTTTCAATATTTGCTATGGATAATAACCCAGAAGCTCCAGAAACTTGGCAACAATTTAATATGACAATTGCAGGATTAAGTGAAATATTATCACAAAACGCTGAGTTAGTTTGTGCTGTTTGTAGAATGCCATCTATTATTCTTTATGGCACAAGTCCCAAAGGATTTAATTCAACTGGAGATGTAGAATTAAGAACGTTCTATGATCTAATATCTTCAATTCAAGAAGCTAATTTATTGCCTAGTTTACAAATAACATTTAATCTTATTCAAATGGATTTATTCGGCGAAATTGATGACGACTTGTTTATTGAATTTAATCCATTGTGGACTATGTCAGAACTCGACCAAAGTCAAATTAATCTTAATACTATGAATACCGATGTTGGCTACGCAACTGCTGGAATTATCGCAACACAAGAAATCAGACAAAAATTAGCAGCCAATCCCAAATCTGGCTATGATAATTTAATGAGTGATATTCAATTTGATAGTTTAATGGATGAAATGAATGAAGAAGAAACAAGAGAAAGTCAAAACGATAGCAATACATCAGACTAATGAATCTGATGTTATTACATATGAAGCTGAATTATCTCTATTAACTAAAGAAATGATAAAAGAATATTACAAAGCTATTTTATTATACTATAGGCAATACCGCACCTATATTGTTAATGATATTAACGTCGTTGGTGGATTAGAAGATATTATTAATAGAATAGGTAAAAAGTGGCATGATATATTTATTAAAAAATCTGATAGATTGGCTCAAAACGTAGTTTATACTGCTAAAGATTTTAGCAATAGACAATTTAAACGAATAAAAGAAAATAATCCATTTTTATTATCAGATACAAAAGATTTTCAACAAACTACAAAAATAGTAGAAGCTTCAATTATAGAAAATATAAGATTGATAAAATCTATACCTGAAGAATACCACAATAAAATACTTGGCTCGGTTATGCGTTCTGTTGGAAGTGGTGGTAATTTAAAAGAATTATCTGAAGATTTGTCAAAGATAAGCAATCAAACTAAAAAACGTATTAATCTTATTGCAAGAGACCAAATGGCTAAAGCAACTGCATTAATTAACCAACAAAATGCAGTTGACGCAGGATTTACTACAGCAGTATGGAAGAAATCAATCGCAGGTAAAACTCATAGACTTTCACATGCTCAAGCAGATGGCAAAGAGTTTGATATTACTAAGGGTTGTTTGATTGATGATGAATATATTTTGCCTCGTGAAAAAATTAACTGCAAGTGTTCTTATAAATTAATTGTAAAAATAACTTGACAAGTTAATAATTTATATGGTATCATTGCTCAATTATTAATAATTGTATATTCCAAGACGTTGTGATAACGGCTGGGAGTAGGCTTATTATCTTTAAATAGTCTACTCTAAAATCTTTAAAAAGAAAAATAAAAGTAGGTTATGTCTAATTCTTCAATCAATAAAACAAACAATTTAGCAAGTGTAGTGGCTGATAGCAATCGCACGGAGCAACCATTTAATTATTTAACTGTAGAAAATTGTGTTTTAACTGGGGCTGATGTAGCTAAATATTTTGGGTTTGAAGTTCCTAATTTTAAAAATTTGGGATTAGACCCCACTAAAATATATTCAGTTTATCGACCACAACAAGAAATCAGAAACTCCAACTTTAATTTAAAACCGTTATTATCACGACATATTGATTTTTCGGCTGATGACTATAAGCATAAATTTATAGTGGGAACTGTCGGCGATACTCGTATGCAAGGTGAAGAACTCCGAGCCACAATTGAATTTTGGTCACAAGAAGCAATTGACATGCTTAACAAAGGTGTAAAAAAATTATCATGTGGTTATACTTACACAGCGGTGGTTGAATCTGGTATTTATAATGGTCAATCTTATGACATTATAATGACTGATATTGAGGCAAATCATGTAGCAATGGTTGACAATCCTCGTTACAAACCTGCAATAGTTGCAGATGAACAATTTTCTATTAACAAACTTTTAAAAAGGGTTAAGCAAATGAGTTTTTTAAGTAAACTTAAAAGATTAGTAATGGATGAAGATACTATGTCTTTTGATGAAGGTATTGAAGCTACTAAAAGTATAATGGCTAATGATAGCTTAAGCGAAGAAGAAAAAGAAGAAGCATTATCAGAGCTTAAAGAAAAAGGCAAAAAGTCTGAAGCTAAAGACGAAGAGCTAAAAGCTAAAATGCAAAAAGCTACTGAAGTTGCTGGTGACGAAGATGAACCAGAAGAAAAAGGCAAAAAGTCTGAAGCTAAAGATTCAGAGAAAAAAGTTGCAATGGATGCAGATTTTATAAATAAAATAGAAGCTGTAATTGAAAAACGTGTACAAGAAGCATTAAACAAACATAGCTCTAAACGCAGTGTGTTTGATTCAGCTTTGGAAGAATACACCAGAACCTGCGGTCAAGCTAATAAAATGGTTTTTGATAGTGCGGATGAAGTTTACAATGCTATATTAAAAAATAACAAAGTAAATTTTGATGGCAAAACTTTAGCACAAAAACAAGCTATGGTTGAAATGATTCCTAATGTAAAAAAACAATCTTATCAAAAAATAGTGCATGATGGATATTCAAATTCGACAAAACCAAAAATTCCAACTGATTTAGCTAATTTTTTAAAATCGAAAGGTGTATAAATTATGACTTTATTTGCAGATAGTCAACAAAAAGCCTCTAATCCTTCAGCATTTCAAGCTGGTGTTCCAACTCAGAATTTATTAGATGGCTACACTTCGGCAGCTCAAGCAGCGACTGACTTATTAGTTGCTTCAGGTTGTTATTATGGTGATGTCAACGGGGTTGATACTACAGTTCAACAAACAACTGCTAGCGTTGGTGCTAATTTATTTGCTGGAGTGGTATTACGTACTAACTCTAACGCAATGCCATTTAGCCAATCGTTACAAGGTTTTTCGGCAAAAATACCAGCTGGGTTTTCTAATGCGGAGTTTTTAACTCGTGGAAGTGTTCCTGTGTATATAGCGTTAGCCAATGAAGCAGGAGATGTTCCATTATTGGGTTCAGCAATTTATTGTATGCTTGATGGCACATTTCAAACTCAAACAGTTGCAGGAGTAGCACCAGTTGGTGGTACATTAACTAATTTTAGAGTTAGACAAGTTCCAACAGGTTGGACAGCAGGCGCTATTGTTGTAATTACTAACACACAGAATGTAGGAGCTTAATATGTCAATTGAGAAAATGGATACTCACGAAATCGTTAATATGTATCAAGAAAAATTTGGAATTCATTTTAATAACATGAATCCAATCGTTACAGATAGCGATTATGAATTTAAAAATAAAGCGTTAACCATGGATGCGGACACGTTTGCATACAATCCAGCATCTTCAGGTGTTCCAGCTTGGTATACATTAGTAAACTTAAATAAAGTTGTTGCGCAGTTATTAATTAAACGTGCTTATATGCAAATTGGAGACCCGTTACAACAAGGTAACTTTGAAACTAATAATATGCAATATGCCACATCAGCATTAAGCGGGCAGGTTGAATCATATGGTGACTTTGTTGCAACTACTATATCTGATAATAATTATACTTATCCTACTCGTGAAGTATATCGCGGACAAACCGTGATACAGTACGGAGAGTTAGAAGTTGCGACTTTAAGTGCTGCCAAAATTGATGCAATTAGTCAAAAACAATACTCCGCTTCAATGGCAATCGCAATTGCTCAGAATAAAATGTTTTTCTTTGGTAATTTAAATTCAGCAGGTGCGTTTATTACTCATAATTTTGGATTATTGAATAACCCACAAGCTAATAGTGCAACTCCTGCTACTAATGGCACAGGAAGTAGTCCGCTATGGAGTGATAAGGCACAACGTGGAGCATCTCAAGACATAGCTAACGATGTTATTGTAACAGCTTTTAATGTTATGCAAGATCAAATGGGTGGTAACATAGATTTAACTGATAAATTTAAACTATGCGTATCAACTACAGCTTCCGCTTATCTTAACGCAACAAATTCTTTTGGTTTAAATGCAACTGAAATTATTAAACAAACTATGCCAAATGTTGAATTTGTATTTGCACCAGAGTACGCTATTATTGGTTCATTCCAATTGATTGCAATTGACGCTATGCAAGAAAATATGGTAAAAGATTTGTTTACATATAAAATTCGCAGCCATACTCTAATCCCTTCTGAGAGCGGCGCTAGACAAAAGTGGTCGTTTGGAAGTGCAGGTTGTGGAATTTTAAACAATGCACCAGTTGTAACTATTTCAGGAATTGAATAATATGGCGTTAGTAAAAGTTTTTAGTAAATGCGTTATTGGTCAATTATTTTCTATTATTGAAAATGGTAAAGAAATAAAAGTTGACATTAAAGGTATGAATGCTCACCAAATCGGCGGGCATCTTGAGCCGCGCATGACAGAAGTTGATGAGCTTATTTTTAACAAAATTAAAGACAAATATAAATCCCATTTAAAATTATTTGGTGGTGTTGATGCTAATGGGTTAAACCATGAAGCATTAATTTTTGTTGCTAAAAATCAATCAGAAGCTAAAAAAATAGCAGATGATAGCCAACCCGTAGTTAAACGTGACTCCGATATTATGGTAACAAAAACCAAAGATATTAAAAAATATAATGCATCATCCAATGAAATGGCTGTGTAAGTGATTCCAACGTTTGATTCTGTTGCTTTTTTAGCATTATTTCCACAGTATGCTGCGATTCCAACTGCAACTTTAAATATGTTTTGGGTTGATGCTGATACTTATGCGACTCCAATTATTAATACATTGGTATCAAATAAGCAACTAACATATTATTTTTATGCTGAAGCTCATTTCTGTGAAATGTGGAACCGTGGAGCTGGTAGCGTAGGAATTGTTGATAATTCTTCTCAAGGAACAGTATCAATCGGCACGGTAGTAGATAAGTCAAATTCTTTGCTATTTTGGAATCAAACTCAATGGGGTCAACGCATTGCAAAATTAATGAAAATGCGTGGTGGTTTTAGAAT